GAAGTGCAACTGACAGTTCGCCATACATGAGCAACGCTAAATTTACTTCTTTTTAAAATTAATTACGTGATAGGGGTTGACATGCCTAAAAAAATATGGTATAATTATGTATAACTAGACACACTTAAAGTGATTCACTTAAATGTTTACTTAATAACTCTTAAAAAGACTCTTTAACTATAGACATTTAAGTGTATAGTTAAGAGTTCTTATAAGATTTTCTTTGCTAATACACTTTAAGTGATAGTATTCGTGCCTATAATTAAAAAAGTTCTTGACTTTGGCTAAGAAATCCGTAAAACTATATACAGATAATGTACTTGATGCATTTTATCATGCTATCCGTACTAATTCATTAGACCGACTGCATATACCACATAGCGATGTATTCTATGTGCGTAGTGCTGTTGAAGCCCACTATGGGCGTAAGTTTACTTTGAAGCACGTAGAAGATGCTATGAGGGCTGAAGGGTGGACAGAGAAAGATGAACAATGATACCCATTACCTTTTATGTGTTCCTATCTGTGATTGTTATGCCAGATGGCACACTTAAAAGCTACACGGAAAATGTAGTTGAGTGTCCTACACAAGAAGCTGTGCTACAGATGCATCAGCATAGATTAGAAAAGGGTGAAATAAGAGATTGGGCAGCATCTTGTGGTCCAATGACTTTGATGTTTAACGAACCACCTAAAATGCCTGAACCACCTGCAGAGGAGTTGTCTACGTAATGTCTGTCAAATATCGTGGCATAACATTCCCCGGTTACAACAAACCTATCAAGAGTAATCGTGCAGGTAAAAAGAAAATGGTTCTTGCCAAGAAGGGTGAGACAATCAGATTAATTCATTTTGGTGCTACAGGCTATGGTCACAACTATAGTGCTGCAGCACGTAAGTCGTTCCGTGCTAGACACAAGTGTGATACTGCCAGCGACATTTTGACAGCCCGGTATTGGGCTTGCCGTACACTCTGGGGTGGAGCAGGCGGCAGTACGAAATCATCACCAAAGTCTAGGAAAGGAAAATACTAATGGCACTCCAACTTTTATTTATGGCTGGCGCATCTGTTGTACGAGCAGCCACACCAGCAATTGCACGTTATCTTGCAAAGCAAGGATTGAAACGAGCCACAGGTGCTGCAGCAAAAAAACCTGTAAGTAGCACTATTACATCTATTAAACAGGCACAGAAACTAAAGCCATCTACAAAAGTAGTGGGTAAAGGACCAAAACCAGCATCTGTTCAGACAGGTGCGCCTAAGTCTCCACCTAAACCTTTACGTGCAGACCCTAAAGACCGTATTAGCACTCCAGCAAAAAAAGCTAAGACAACTGCTACAGGCACATCAACACAGAAGAAAATTGTGGGTGCAGGTCTAACTGCAGCATCGTTATCTGGACTTTTACCTGATAGAAAAGGTAGTGGTAAGTCACAAGCTAAAACTGGTTCTTCTAATCTAAGTGCGGCCCAAAAAGAAGCGGCAGCGAAGCGTAGGATTACACAGTTGGATGCAAGAGAAAAGCGTTTACAAGCTGACTCTAAACGTGCTAAAGCTGCAGCTAAAGATAAAGGTAAAAACTTTAACGTAGGTGTTTCTAGGGGTGGTGTTTCATTTAATACTGCATTTGCACATTTCCGTAAAAAGGGCAATAAGACATTTACATGGAATGGCAAGAAGTATACTACAGAGTTAGCTTCAGAGAAAAAGGGAAAGAAATAATGGCTGATAAAATATCTGAAAAGTCAACTTCACAACTAAACGCTATGCTAAACAAGGGTAGCGGCGCGTCACAAAAAGAAGTACGTGCAGCCATTAATGAGCTAAAAAAACGTGGTGAAGAAACACCGCCACCTTCTCTTGTAATGGGTGGACGTAGAGAAATGTCTAATGGCGGTGACTTAACAAAGAAAAAGAAAAAGAAAGTCCCTGTCATTGCTATATCTGTAGGCATGGCTGAAATGCCTAAAGGTAAAAAAGGTCCAATGAAAATGGCTATGGGTGGTATGGCTAATGGAAAGAAGCATATGTATCTTAACGAAGGTGCATTGGTTACAGAAAATTTAAACCCCGGATTAAAAGCATTAGCTAAAGAAAGACCAGACGTAGTTAAAAAGATTCTAAACAAATAATGGTTGCTAAAGTATCAACAATAAAACGTAAGATACGTTCAGGCCAAAAGCTGGGCTTTAGTGAAAAAGCAAGAGCAGTAAACAAAGGATTGTTACCAAGTGTCGCTAAAAAGAATACCAAGAAAAAGGGGGCAACCCGCCGGGTCTAAGAAACACAGTGACCTGTACACAGACGAAAACCCTAAAGGTACAATCAAAGGTCTAAAGTTTGCTACAGTCAAAGATGCGGAAGCATCTGTGCGTAAGATAAAAGCATCTGGACGTTCACATGCTCACAAGACACAAGCTGCTATTGCTATGGAACAACGAGCCAGAGTTGCGGGAAAAACTGCAGCAGCTAGTGTATACCGTAGGTTCATTGAATCACAGAAAAAGAAAACCCGTGCATCCCGTAGAAGCTGATATACGTAAATGGTCAAACGAGTTTCTTGAAGTTCCTAATGCAAAGCTAAATGGACTGCCACCATGTCCCTATGCAAAACAAGCATGGCTTGATAACAAGGTATCCTTCAGTATTAATACTGGCATAGAGGGACTGGTAGAAGAAGTTAAAAATTTTGAAACTCATAACTATGATATTGTAGTATGGGCAAATCAATACTTACCTGACATGGAATACATAGATGGCTACTGTGACGGTATAAACGAAGCCATGTCCATAACAGGTCGAGATATGCACCTCATGGTATTTCATCCAGACTATGACGCTGTACAGGCGGGTCTGGACTTTCTAGTTGATGAGGATGCAACAGATGACGGTCTTGTGTACTGCATGGTGTTTGTACAGAGGCTATCTACGCTAGACGATGCAGCACTGAGTCTGGAGAAGTCTGGCTATTATAAACACTTCCCCAAAGAAGTGTATGAGAGTCTAGTATTAGATAGAAGGGAACTTAGAAATGGCAATGCACGGCAAAGCTAAAATGGCTAAAAAGAAAATGCGCGGTGGTGGCATGATGAAGAAAAAGATGCGCGGCGGCGGTATGATGAAAAAGAAAATGATGGGCGGCGGTATGGCTAAAATGGCTAAGAAGAAAAAAATGATGCGCGGTGGAATGACAAAGAAGAAGTAATGCCGTATGTCAAAGATTCGCCAATACATGGACATGGTGTCTTCGCAGATAAGGACTATTCTCAAGGTGATACAATCGAGATGTGTCCTTATCTGGTCGCGGATAAAGATGACTTTGGAGATACTTGTGTCTTACACGATTACATGTTTTACTCTCCTTACGAAGATGATGAGGACTACTTGGTCCCGCTTGGTCTGGCTATGGTCTACAATCACAGCGAAACTCCAAACGCTGAGTGGGACATTGCTGACGAAGACGAAAGATTTATTAGGTTCTTTGCCCTTCAAGAAATAAAAAAGGGCGAAGAGATATTGCATGACTATGGTGAGCCATACTGGGAAAGTAGATAATGCCTAGAATATCTGACAGTGCTAAATTTACAACGGTAGGCGTTACTGTAGGCACAGGTGCAACTGCACTGTATACAGTTCCAGCTAATCATGCAGCAGCCATACGCCACTTGAGTTTAAATAATAATAATAGTGCGGCAAAGAAAATAACTGTGCAGTATTATGATTCTAAAGCAGCTAGGTATTATTTTTTAACTGAAGACTTATCCATAGCAGCTAACTCATTCGTCAACGTAGTTGATGGAAACTTTATTAGTCTTAACTCTAATGATAAGATTGTATTATCAGCAGAAACAGCAGGAACTATATCTGCATTAATATCTGTTGAAGAATACTATGACCCGAATAGGTAAAAAATCATGGTGTCACAAAATAAGAAAAAAGTAAAAAAGGTAGCTAAAAGTTTAAAGAAAGCGTCTAAAGCACACGCTAAACAGGCTAAAACTTTATCCAGTTTAAAACTTAAAAGCGGAGGTTCTACAGTAAACAAAGCGGGTAACTATACAAAACCTGCTCTCAGAAAAAGAATATTTAACAGAATCAAAGCTGGGGGTAAAGGTGGCGCACCCGGACAGTGGAGTGCTAGAAAAGCTCAAATGACTGCCCTAGCTTATAAGAGGGCTGGTGGTGGATATAGAAATTAATGCCACCTCGCAATCATACAAGCTGGACAAAAAAACCTAATGTAGAGTATGTAAACTCTCTTATATATTCTGACCGAAGTTTATACGAGCAAGAACAAGAAAACATATTTTCTAAGGTATGGGTGCCTATGTGTCACATCAGTGAGATGCGAAACAAGGGTGACTATAGAACTACAAGGATTGCAGACAAAAGAGTTATAGCGATTAACGTAGACGGTGAAAATGTTCAGGCTTATTATAATACTAATGACATCGACCATCGTAAACCTGCTGGAAATATTACCTATGATTTTGCTACTGTAGAAACTCCGCTGCATAGCGAAGTAAAACACGGTGGCATGGTATGGGTAACACTAGACCCTAACCCAACACAGAGTGTCGAAGAATGGACATGTGGTGCCTTTGACTGTATTGCAGACGCAATAGACACAGAAGAATTAGAAGTATTTCACTATCACAAAGCTATCATAGATACGAACTACAAGCTGTGGCACGATACTAACTCAGAGTTTTATCACGACTTTATGCATTACTTTAACAGAGTGTCAGGATTTAACGATGAGTACTTTGCTAGAAAAAATATTCCATTCGATAACGGACACGTCAATGTCAGTAGCTTTACAGTTAACTACGAAGAGTACGATGGTTTTGAAGACAGAGGAGAACTTAGTTTCCCTAACCTTCCACCTAATCAATGGTATATGGTAGACTTATTTCCCGGCTATAATTTTAATTTACGTGGCAGTGCATATCGTAGTGATAGTGTAACACCACTAGGACCGAACAAAGTATTAATAGAGTTTCGTGGCTATGGCTTACGCAAAGACACGGAAGAGGAGAGGCAGACACGTATCAAACATCATAACTCCATATGGGGGCCGTTTGGTAGAAATTTACACGAAGACTTGTTAGGTGTCGCAGGTCAAGGAACTACAATGCGAGAAGGAACAGAACCCCGTAACATCTTGCATGGTAGACATGAGAATAGTACAATTCACGATGAAGTAGGTATGCGTCACTACTACAGTGAGTGGTCTAAATGGATGCAGGTAGATGCTAGTAATCCCGTGCTAGCAGCGTAAAATATACATGACTATCAACCAACAAAAGAGGAACAGAGATGATTGCAGAAACCCTTGCGGGTATTGCACTGGTGAAGAGTGCCGTAGATGGTATTAAGTCTACCATTAATACCGCCAACGATATAGGCGAGATTGCTAAATATGTAGACAATCTGCTTGAGGGTGAAAAGCAAGTACAACAACAAAGGGCTAGAAAATCTGGATTAGGTCTAGGAGATCAGCTAGGCATAGAGTCGGTAGCCCAAGAAGTCATAGATGCACGTATAGCGCAAGAAAAGGTCAACGAGATGCGCACACTGGTGGACCTTCGTTTTGGTCCGGGCACGTGGCAGTCTATAGTAGATTTAAGAAATAAACGAATAAAAGAATTAAAAGAGGCTCAAGCTAAAGCTAGACGAGAGGCTATACGCCGACAGCAGGAGATGATGGAAAGTATAAAACTTGCCGCTGGCGTTGGCGTAGTAATGGCTGTTGGTGTGGGCTTGCTTATTTTTCTCTTGACAATTATGTAAGATAGTGGTATAACTTAAACATGGCACTGGCAAAATCACAACGTAGTCTAAAGAACTGGACAAAACAAAAGTGGAGAACTAAGAGTGGCAAAAAGTCCTCAGAGACAGGTGAGCGTTATTTACCAACCGCTGCTATCAAGGCGCTTTCGCCACAAGAATATGCAGCTACCACCCGTGCTAAAAGAAGAGGAACTCGTGCTGGTAAGCAGTTCGTCAAGCAGCCTAAAAAGATATCAAAGAAAACGGCACGGTTCAGAAGAGGAGTAGGTGCGTAATGTGGACAGCACTTATAGGACCAATAGCTAATATTGCAGGAAGTTGGATAGATGGAAAAGTTGAACAAACTAAAGCTAAAGCTGCAACAAACGTGGCAAAAGCAAAAGCAGAAGCTATCATCATGGAGAAGAAAGCTACTGGAGAGATTGACTGGGATTTGGAAATGGCTAAAGGAAGTCATTCATCGTGGAAAGATGAGTGGCTAGTAATTTTATTTAGCATACCATTAATATTAGCCTTCATTCCCGGTATGGAAGATGTAGTGCGTAATGGATTTGAGCAACTCAACAAAATGCCTCAGTGGTATCAATATTCCTTGGGAGTTATCGTTGCCGCTTCTTTTGGCGTACGTTCAGCTACAAAACTCTTTGGTAAAAAATAGTGCAGATGTGGCACAAGGATGGTCACACTACAAAAGAGCAAGCGGAGATAAACCGTGCCAAAATTAACAATGGAGAAATTTTTAGCATGGAAAATACTCCCAAGATTGATGATGTTATCAATGACGATAATGAGCTATCAAGTGGTTCAGTGGTTTATGGCTCTGGGTGCAGATGCAACGACACAGCAAGCTGCGTTTGTATCGACAGTTGTGGGTGCGATGACGGGGGCGTTTGCTGTATGGATGGGACATGAGAACAAATGACTCACATTATATGGGCGTTAGTTCTAAATGTTTGTTTCGCAGACGGTCAATGTTTTAAGCAGACTATCCAGTGGTTTGAAAATGAGCCTGAATGTTTAGAGTTCAAAGCTATACATGAAGCAATACCACAAGACGGTAATTGGAAAAGTGTTGAATATAGTTGTGGTATAGTAGGGGCTATTGGCACATGAAATATGACAGACACGATTTAATAGAGAAACTCATAGTATCAGAGGGACTACGCCTACAAGTATACAAAGATACACTAGGAATTGATACTATTGGTATCGGACGAAACCTAGAAGACCGTGGTATAAGCAAAGAAGAACTTGACTGGATGGACTATCCATCTATTGACCACGTATACGAATGGGGAATCACCGAAGCTGATGCGGTCTATCTAGCAACGAATGACGTACAGATTGTCGAGGAAGAACTGGTACGTGCGCACCCTTGCGTGGACAGGTTGGACTCTGTACGT